CTTCATTGTTTCTCCTTAGTATTAAATTCATAATTGTCTTTTATAAAGTCATCTACAGTTTCAATTTCTACAGAAACTTTCCAAACAGTCCCTTCTTGGCTAAGTTCTGCAATAGACCATATAACTTTTTGATTTATTTTCCATCCTATTTCATCTAAAAGCATTTTAGGAAGATTAATAACTTTATCATTAGAGCATCTTATTATACATATAGATTCAACTGCTTCATCTGGAAGAAAGCAAAAATCTTCTTTTTCTCCAAAGGCTTCAATTTCTTTTTTCATTTACATCTCCTTTAAAAATTAGGGGATGGAAGAAAGGACAGGCTGCAATACGTAAGAAAAAACACCTGCACACGTGAGCAAACGTGTTAATCCACCCCCTAATATTATTTTTGGGGTAGCTCACCCTAAAGCCAAGTACCCCAAATATTATTTATTGTTAGTTAGTTATGCAGTTCTCCATATTCTTACAGCTAATGGATTCTTTGCATTACCTCTAAGGATTCTACATGCCACTCTAAACTCAGAGGTATTTCCACCTTTTTGTCTAAGTTTATGTGCATAACTGTATACTGTGCTTATAGCATTTTTTGGGCTATAATCTGGTGTATTTCCATTAATAAGAAAACTATCACCTATTTCAATATCCGTTATAAATGCAAATTTAGAAGCTCTGCTTCCTGCATAACTTTTTTGAGGGTCTGGTATAGGTATATTTTTCTCTATTCTTATTACATTGGTCTTCATTATTTCTCCTTTTTATGATTATTAGTTAATTACAAGTATATATATTAAATACCACAGAAAAAATGAACCAGATATTAATATTGTCCATATAGCTACCCCTGTACATTTTTCACATATATACATTATTTTTTCCATTATTTCATATTTGTTTAGCATATTTGGAAACCTCCAGAATTATGACAGAATCTTTCAAATGCACGTACATTATCAGCATAAAATGGATAAGATTTATCCCAATCATCATCATCTAGTCCTTCTTGTGTCTTTTTCCAATTAGCCTCTGTAAGCTCTACATGTCCTTCTTTTAAAGCCATTCTGAGCCTCCTTGCTATCATCCTTGCTTTTGTCTTACTTATAATATGTCCATCATTCCAGCCACCTTTTTCCATGTCTTTATCTGTAAGAAAATCATCACATAATTCACATACATAATTCCATAGCGGTCTCCACCACCATACATTATTTCTGAAGTATGCTCCATCATTTTCTTCCTGCCATTCACATTTAGATTTCATATACTTATGATATTCTTTTTTAAGCTCTGGTATTATCTCATATTCTTCAATCATACCATCTTCATCTTTTTTACCTTTTACCTTTCTAAATGGCTCACCTTTTGTCCATTCAGGGCAGGGTGTATCTGCTTGTGGATTCATTCCATATAAATCAAATCCCATTATTTGTCTCCTTCCATTAAATCGTCAAACTCTCTTGACAGTTGATGTGAATACTCATCCCACTTTAAAACTATCTGTTTTACAAGGTCAAGTGATAGTTCTCTGTGTAATGTTAGTTTATTATCTTCAGATATGGCTGCAACAGTTATCATAGACTTTTCATCTGCCAAAGTATATGGTAGCTTTATATCATATCTTTTCATTATATCGTTATATTTGAATTGTACCATTTAACCTCTCCTTATCTCTGTTACTATGTTAATTATTATAAATCCGAATATTATATATGCTAATATATCCATTCATTAATCTCCTGTTTCCATCTCTTGGATTAATTTCTTACCAGACCTTGCACTTGATAAAAACATTCCAAACTTTTTGTTTCTATGATGTACACTATCTTTAAAGTAAGTTTCATAGTGTAATCTTGCCTTGCCTACCACTATACTCATTTCCTCATCATTGTCTAAGTCAAATCTTCCAGAATAGTCTACCCATCCATTTTTCCATTTTAACTCTTTTAACTTTTCAGCAGTCATCTTTGAACAGTCCATCGGAAGAGCTTGATTATAACCATGTAAAGAAGGGTTATGTCCTTCTGGTAAGACCTTTATTTCGATTGAATGTTTATTTATATGAGCATCCAGATTATTCTTTAATCTATTTAACTTTCTTCCTAATTCAACTATACTAGTTTCTATCATATCTAATCTACTACCAATACTCCCTGTTCCATAACAATTTCCACATTTAGCATCTCCATGTCCACTTTTAGGTGGTTCACCTGTTTTAGTTCTAGGCTTTCCAGTTCCATCACACTTAGTACACTCTGCTTTTAAATGTGCATTTATAATAGCAATAGAGGTTTGTAACTCTCTCTCAATACGCTCTAATTTAGTAGGTTTTTTTGTTTCTGTTTTCATTTGCTCTCCTTTTCATTTATTGTTTTTTCTGTTATATCAAAGTTTCTGAAAAAGAACTCACAGCATTCAATCCAGCCTTTGTTTATCATTCTGCCATCATCATGAATACCATGTCTTTCATATTCTTTTTCATTCTCCTGACAGTGTATCAGTATGTTTTTTAAGCTACCCATTTATTTTTCCTTCCTTTCATGTGCTAACCGAAGTATTCTGTAGCCACCTTTAATAGTTGGTCTTATCACTCCCCTGTTAATAGTGCAGGGAACGACTTTACCTTTAGCAGTGACTAAGAATACTTTGATATTTAGTACCTCTCTTCCTCTGGATATATGTGTTCTCCATGCTCTAAATTATGTGCATAGCTATCTTTTCTGTATGGATATTTATCAGCATCTCCACTATTGTAACAATCATCACAATATATACCTGTAAATATCCCATACACATCACGTCTTGCCCACCAATGTTCACCTATTGGTCTGTGCATCTCCTCTTCAGCTTTACAGCCTCTACAATGTGTAAACTCTACCCTAACACTCCCAAGTTTACCTGTACCAGTGTTATCTATTGGTAATGGTTCTTTCTTATTCATATCTGGAATCCCCTTTCCATTTTATCCATACAGCTATTACATTTGTCATATGAGGGTAATAGTTTTACTTTCTCATCACATATAGTACATACTTTCCATACAGAACGTGCTTGTACATTGTGGTAAAACTCTCTTACCTCATCTTCATCTGTATCATGCCAACAGCCAAAGTTATCATCATAATGTTCTTCAGTCATGTTATTCCCTTTCTTGTTGTTTAGTCATAAGTGAAAATGGAACATTCCACAGCTTCCCATTTATATTCACAACTGCTCTTGTTCTATTTATTTTATCAATAGTACCTGTTTCAGTCTTATTTTTACTTTTAACACTAACTAAATCACCTCTGTTAAGAGAATACTTTATAACAGAGCCAAGAACTTTTATTCTGTCATTAATAACACCTCTTAATATTCTAAGGTCTGTATTGTCATGTATTGAGTTTATTTCTTTTATTAGGTTATCCATTACAGCATCTCCTTTATTTTTATGTCTTCTATTATTTTAGTAAACTGCTCTAATACTTTCTGTTTACTACCTTTTAGCTTATATATCTCTTTAATCAGAGCATATGCAGACTTACCTCTTGTCTTCATTCCATATATCTCTAATTTAAGAGCCTGTTTTTGTACCATCATGGTGTACAGTTCTATGTGATTTGGATTATCTATTACCATTATGCTGTTTCCATTGAATTTAATGCTTTCCATAACTCATCAGCTTTAACTGGCTCAAAATACATATCACGTTCTATACTAAATCCAAATGGTAGCGGTACGTTTTCCAGTTCTTTTATACTAAATGAACCCATTTCTACTGCAAACAGGTCTACAATACCCCAAGCATAGTCTTTATCATCTGCAAGATTCATTAAATACCAAGTTCCTCTACCTGCTGGGTTAAAGAATTTAGCTACAACCATCTGTCCTTCAAGGTCAGAGCCTTTATCGTATTGTTTTTGTGCTTTTTCTGTTATCTCTTTAGTTAGTAGTTTCATTTTGCTCCCTTTCTGTTTTAGTAAACTCTGTGTGTTCTTTACATTCTCCACAGATGCCTACATATTCTCCATCTTCTGTAAGATGCACACCATGTGCAAATCCAAGACTGAAGTATGGTAATGCGTTACAGCAATTACTCTCCATCTGTATCCTCCTCTATTGAGCACATAACTGTTGTTTTTGTTAGTTTACTTAATTCAAATTCAAACTCTTCAGCCATAGCCTCAAGGTCATAGTGGTTTTTACCATCTTCATCTATATAGAAACAGATTGGTACTCGTATCTTTTTATGATTTTTATAAAACTCTTTGCTGTTCATTGTATTCCCTTTCCTTTATTAAATTATGTGTGTAAGGGCAAGTTGCCCTGCCCCTACACTTGTATAATACACAGTAAGCAGTTAACTTTTATCCAATGATGACTTACTGTATACACACTCCTCCATCACTCAAGATGGGAGTATAACTAGTTTACTCTAGTTGTTTAGGAGATATTTCCATTTATATAGCCATGAATGGAATGATATTCCAGTTACATCCCTTATCACATCAAGTACATTTCTACATTCTTCATCTATTTCCTCTGCATGACACCAATTATCACATATTGATGGGTCTTCACCCATTGCACACCACATTAACTCCGCTGTATGCTTATCCTTTTTATCACTTTTACTAAACCACACACCCCAATAAGAGCCTGTAGCACTATCTGGTATTATTACTTTCTCCAAAGATTCAAAGTCCTTTGGCAGTTCCTTATCTTTTAGATATTTAGCTATTGGTGAAGCTGGCATTATAGTGCCTCCTTTCCATAAATAGTTTCTGTAGCCAAATCCCTATCCATACCACCATCATATAATCTGTCCCAACAACAGTCCTTTGCTACATCTTTTATTGTATCATTATCCATATCTTCATCTATCCAATCCCATATGGAATTAGTATCTGGAAGACAATCCCAGCTTACTCCTACACCTCTAAGTATCTTATCACACTCTGCCTTTACTTTATTGTATACTTCTTGCTCTTTTGTATTCATTGTATTTCCTTTCCTTATTAGTTATATTTTAAGTTATCTAATATTTCCTTTACATCACTATGACAATCACTACATACTTTCTTTGTCATAATTAATCTGCCCATGTGTTTGTTTAATATTGGGTACTTAATAATAGTTATATTTTCACTTAGCTTAATGGAACTGCAAATATCGCATTTCCTTTCCTTTCTGGTATAAGTTACAGTGAATTGATCTTCATTAACTATTTCCTTTACTTTTTTATATCCATCCATATTAACTCCTAAATTAAGGGTAACAAAAAACCCTATATAAAATTAATTATATAGGGTTAATTGTTTTGTTTATCTACTTGGCTAACTTTTTTTTGTTACTTGCATACTTTCACTATCAATCATATAAGTTTCTTTATATACGTTGAATTTAGTTGCGGTATGTGTACCATCTCCATTATCTTCTATCAAGTAATGCCCATTTAGATTTTTAGGTGTATAATGCTCTATAACTTTATTACCTTTTTTATCTAAAAGTATTCTATTGTTATCATCTCTAGCATAACTTGGCTCGTAGTACGTTGCCCCTATTAATGTAGCATTACCAAGAAAAGTAACATTCATTTTTTCACGTACATCACGTTGTTTAGCACTATCTCCACTATCTTTTCCTTTAGTACGTGTAGTAACATTAACTTTTACTTGATCTTGCTTGATACCTAGTTTACTTAATAAAGCATCCATATTGTATTTCCTTTACTTATTAGTGTTTGAGTTAATTAGCTTTTATCCATTTATAAAGATTTATCTTTCCTATCTACATTCCTTTATAAATCTCTCAACGTCAAAAAACTTACCTTGCGGTATGTGGAAATTATAAGCATAGCAATAAATATAATGCAAGTATTATTTATATTAAAAAAATAAATGTACAATTATATTAATAATGTGTTATATATTTATGATAGAGCAATTAACTAATAAATGAAAGGTAATAAAATGAATGAATACTTAGAAAATATAAATAACTATCAATTTACAATAATAAATGATGAAATGTTTATTATTATAGATGGTAAAGAAATAAGTTTAAATGATATTGCGGATAAATTAGAAAGGGAGGAAAATTAAGATGATGACAAGAAAACATTTTATTAAATTTGCTAATGCTATTCGTGATAATGAGCAATGTGCGGATTGTGTTAGTAAAACAAGCCTAATAAATGACTTAATAGTAATATTTAGACAAGATAACAATAACTTTGATAAACAAAGATTTATTAATTTTATAAATAGAAAGGAAGACTAATGAAAAATTATCTATTTGCACCATTTAAAGATGATGAAGATAAAAAAACCACTTGGGAAAGTTGTAAATGTGGTATGGAATATGGAATAATGATATTTCTAGGGAGATTGGAATCAACTTATGACGTCATTATTAGTGATTTAAAATCTAAATGTGCGATAGCGGTGGCGGATGAAAGAATAATAAAAGAGTTACGAGCGGAGTTAAATGCCTCAATCATCACTAATGAAAGATTAGAAAAGGAGTTAAAACAAACTAATAAAGACTATAATCATGATATGAAAGTGCATGAGGAGTTTAGTGATAAACAAGATGATATAATAGTTAAGTTAAAACAAGATATAAAAGAGTTTGAAAAAGAAATAAAAATTAAAGATAAACAATATCACATGTTAGCATCATCTAAGACTAAAGAGTATTTAGGTAGTGGTAATAAGGGGAACTTATAATGTAAGTGTAAATGATATGCTTATATTATCATTGTGTGTACATAAGGTATTTAAACGCACACATTCAATCACATAAGCTCACAATATAAGCCACACATACACACACCTCATAAAACATTAAACCCGCTAGTAATGGCGGGTTTTTTGTTTGTGTGTCCTTTCCTCAAATATTGTCAAGAAATAAACTAATATTATAATTTAACCAAAATTCCAACTAAATTCGCAACCCCTTGAGGAACGACTTGGGGGTGTATCCGCATAAAGAAAGGACTGCACTCATTCTAATGTAATTTTTTCAAAAAAGGGGTATTTTTTTCAATTTTGTGATTTATAGCATATATACTTAGCAATATTACTGTATAAATGGAACTTTATTATATATTATATATTATATATTATATATTATATAGGAAAATTCTAACAAATTTTGAAAACAGATTTATCTGTTGTATATTTATCTATGGATTTTAAAACAATAAAAAATAAAAATCATTACCTGTATGACGATATAGCAGAGTTCAATGTATCACATCCAGATATTCCTGTCCGTCATAATTGGAGACATGGTGAACAAAATGAATGGGTATTCACAGATGATGGTTTTGTGTGTCAAATCCTAAGAATAACAAAAGTTGCGAAGTATGGCGGGAAACAAGTTCCCTGTGTCCGCACTGTGTGCGGAACATATCTTCCTAGAGATAACAATAAAGAGATGCTTGGTGAAGATGGTATAGCAGATAACATATATTCATTCTCTAGAAATTTCTCTTCAAAAGAAGATTTCAATGAAAGAAAAAGAAATTCAAAACAATTAATGTTTGCAAGATATATAACTGATGGGTATGATTCTGTCACAGCATATAAAAAAGCATATCCTGATGCAAAAGAAGACTCATACATAAAGCATCGTTGTGATAAACTTTTAAAAACGGAGAAAATAGATAAAATGATTAGTGAGGAAAGACGTAAAAAACTTGAAGAAGAAGGAGTAACAGACAATTGGTTAATTGAACGTTACAAGACTATTGCTGATATGGCTGAAAATGATAATGCAAAATTAAAATCACTCGATAGTCTAGCTAAAATTTCTGGTTTATTTGAGCCAGAGCATACAAAATCTGAACAAGTAACAGTTTGGGCAGGATTTTCGCCTGAACAGCTAGAGGAGGTAAAAAAGAATGGAAAACCAGAACTTATCGCCCATGCCGAAAAAGAGTCAAAAGAAGAAACCAGTTGATCCTTGTCCAATTTGCAGCAAAGAATTGTACTTAGATGAACAATTTACGCAAAGAGTTGGACTTTTAGGTGACTATGACGATGTTATAGGCTGGTTATGTCCTCATTGCAGCTCTGAGTTTGATACAGATAACCATTTAACAAAATTTCTTGGAGAGGATGGGTTAAGAGGAGAAGCGTAATGCCAAAATTTGGTAAAAGGAGTAGAGAGAGGTTAAATACTTGTAATAAAAAGCTCCAAAAGGTATTTAACGAAGTAATTAAGCATGTAGACTGTTCTGTGTTGGAAGGACATAGAAGTAAAAGCAGGCAAAATAAGCTATTTGAGGAAAATAAGACCAAAGTTAAATATCCTAATGGTCGTCATAACAGTTATCCTAGTAATGCTGTAGATGTCACTCCGTATCCAGTAGACTGGAAAGATAGAGAGCGTCAAACGCTATTTGCTGGATTTGTTATTGGTACTGCTAAGCAGATGGGTATAAATATTCGCTGGGGTGGTGACTGGGATCAAGACTTCGAGGTCGCTGACAATCGTTTTGATGATTTTCCCCATTTTGAAATCAGAAAGGAATCAAGAATAGAATGACAACAAGAGATAAGTTACGCCTTATAAACCTATGTGTTGGTATATTAAACTTACATTATTGGAATACAGGGAGTGGCTTATCATTACTTGTCATTGGATGTTTAAATATTGGCGTATTTGTATTTGGAAAAGAATAATGACAGATTTAACTAAATTATTATCATTTTTATGGATGGCTGGAACTATATATTTAATGTATTTGATATATGCTGATATGAGCTATTTAACAGATTTAGTACATTCATACATAGCACTTGTAATGGAGTATACAAGACACTAATTGGCTAATTTAAATTTACATGGGGATGTATCAAAGAATGAGGAGCTTTTAGTTAAAGCACATAGTGACCTCATTTTATTTGGAAAACTTTTCTCTCCTCAGGACTTCCTTGCCTCTGCTACACCTGGTTTTCACGTAGAGGTAGGGAAGCTTCTTATTGATAGGGATATACAGCAACTTGGGCTGGTTCTTCCACGTGATCATGCTAAATCTACATTAGCAGCTACTGCGATCCTTCATCGCTTCCTGTTTGCACCTAAAGATAAACCAGAGTTTATCGCCTGGATAGGGGAAGCACAAGATCAAGCTATTGATAACTTATCATGGGTAATGAACCATATAGAACTCAATCCAGCTATAGATTACTATTTTGGAGACCTTCAGGGGAACAAATGGACGAAATCCGAGTTTACATTAACTAATGGCTGTAGAATGATCGCTAAGGGTGCAAATCAGCGTTTAAGAGGAAAAAAGCAATTATCTACTCGATTTACTGGAATGGTACTAGATGACTTTGAATCAGAGCTGAATACAAAAACACCCGAAGCTAGATTGCAGATTAAAAACTGGGTTACAGCAGCTGTGTTTCCAGCAATCGACTTTGATAAGAATGGGTTCTTATGGTGTAATGGCACTATCGTCCATTGGGATTCTTTCTTAAATGGGTTGGTTACGGGCTGGAAGGATGCTCGCAAGAGTGGGGAAACATATTCATGGGAAGTATTTACTAGAAAAGCAATTGAGGATGGTCAACCAATTTGGCCGTCTCGTTGGCCACTTCAAAAACTAGAAGATCGTAAGCAATTCTATATTGATAGTGGAACTCCTGCAAAGTTCTACCAGGAGTATATGAATCAAGCAAAATCGCCAGAAGATCAGATTTTTGCTGAGGAAGATATTAATGACGCACTTTATAGGGGGAATATTAGATTTGAAGAAGCATCCGATAGCTGGTATATCAAATTCGATGATGGACACACAGAATATGTCAATATTTACGTTGGGGTCGATCCTGCCTCAACAGTTGCTAGTTATAATGATTATAGTGTTATTATGGTTCTTGGTGTCACTGCGGAGTATGACTATTATGTTATTGAGTATTGGCGTGAAAGAGTCCTCCCAATGGAATGTGCTGATAAGATTTTTGAGATTGTTAAAAGGTATTCCCCAGTTCGTAGGGTAAATATAGAAACAATTGCATATCAGGAAATGCTTAGAGATTATGTGCAAAAGAGAAGTAAAAAAGAAGGTTTGTTTATTCCAGGTATTGAACAAGGAATCAAGGGATATACGCAGAAAAAGAAAGATAGGCTTTTTGAGGGATTGCAGCCAATGTTCAAAGCTGGAGCTGTTCATCTTAAAAAATTGCATCATGAACTTATAGGAGAGTTATTAGACTTTCCAAAAGGTTCACATGATGATACAATTGATGCATTCTGGCTTGCAACACAGTTTGCTAGGGGCAATCCAAAGGCAGGTAGGAAAAAGAAAGATAAACAGGAAGATGGAACTTATATGAAGGCACGTAAGGCTTACAATTGGATTACAGGCAAGCGTACCTAATTTGCATAATAACTAATTATTCAGTAAATTTAACTCTATGATAGAACAAGATAAAAGAGCAGAGGAAATAAAAGAGCGTTGGCGAAAGTGGTTCGATGCTAGAGCAGATTGGGATACACAGGCTAGAGAGGATATAGATTTCTACCTTGGTAACCATTTTACGGATGCTGAGGCGAATGAGCTCGCAGAGAGAAATCAAATGGGGCTACCCATTGATCGCCTCTATGCTGCTATTGAACAGTTCAAAGCTATTATCACATCTAAGCCACCAAAATTTTCTGCCGTAGGCAGAGAGGATTCTGACACCAAATTAGCTAATGTATGGAAAACTATATTAGAATATATATGGGATAACTCTGATGGGGATGAAGTATTTAAACAAGTTATTCATGATTTCTCTGTTTGTGGTCTTGGATACTTTTATGGTTATGTAGACCCAGAAGATGATTATGGTAGAGGAGAAGTAAAATTTAATTATATTGATCCATTTCGTGTAGTTGTCGATCCAAATAGTAGGAATAAATGGTTTGATGATGCAGCTGGAATGCAGCTATCTACTATTTTATCAAAAGAACAATTGTTAGATGCTTATCCTATGCTCAATACTCAAGATGAAAATGGAGATACAATAATAGATAATATTGAAGGTATTGGCATAAATGATGATGATTATCCTGCATCTCAAAATAGACAAGAGGGTGGATCATTTACTCCAGATATTGTTAAGGATTATGACTGGGGAAGTGAAAGTGATAAATATAGGATAATAGAAGATTTTAGAAAAGTAAAAATGCCTTTCTTCCGAGTTATTGACTTACAGTCTGGGAATGAAAAAGTTTTAGATAATGATGGTCTTGAAAAGCTTTTAGCAGATAAAAGAACTGCGGAGGCTTTTGATCGTGGGCTTTTTGACATCGTACAGGTACAGCAAACAAGAATACAAGTAACATGTATAGTGGGGCAAGTTGTTTTATATGAAAAGGTTCTTCCTACAAATATATTTCCATTAGTACCTGTGCCAAATATTTGGACTAACACTCCTTACCCGATGAGTGATGTTCGTAAGAACAAGGGATTTCAGAGGTTCTTGAATAAAGTAATGTCTCTAATTACATCGCATGCACAGGCATCGTCTGGCTTGAAGTTGCTAATACCACAGGGTTCTGTACAAGATATAGAAGAACTGGAACGTGATTGGGCGAATCCCAATGCAACGATAGAATATGACGCTTCATTTGGAGAACCTCACTTTCCCTCTCCACAGCCATTAGCTGGATCAATATTAAAATTACCACAGATGGTAGAACATTATATTGATTTGAATATTGGAATATTTGAAATGCAACAGGGAGATGCAAGTGCTGCACCTAAAACCTCATCTGGAACAATGATGATGGAAGATTTTGGACAAAGGCGTTCTAAGTCTAAACTTAGGGATGTAGAGGCTAGTTTAAAAAGACTTGGAAAGTTAATGTATCATTTAGCTAAAGATCATTATTCATTTCAGAAGACATTTAGAATTGTGCAACCAAATAATGATTTAACAGAATATACTATAAATAAAAAGCTTTATGATGATAAGTCAAAAGAATTGCAAACTATAGAAAATAATATAGGTATTGGAGCTTTTGACATAAGAATTATTGGTAATTCTACTATGCCATCTAATAAATGGGGTGAATGGAATGTATATATGGAAGCATATAAAGCAGGACTTATTGACAAGGTGGAAGCATTGAAGAAAACAGAAATATTTGATAAAGCAGGCGTATTAGAAAGAACAGATTTAATTACACAATTGCAGCAACAATTGCAAGGTGCACAAGAAGAAATTAAAAAACTTAGTGGTGATTTACAGACAGCACATCGTGAATCTATATCATCACGCAAGAAAGTTGAAGTTGAGAAATTTAAAGGGAAACTTAAAGAACAAGAGTATGATTCCAAGACTCAAAATAAAGTTTCTATTGATAAATTATCAAATGCGGTTAAACTCGAATCGGAGAAATTACGTTTAGTGACAGATGCAGAAAAGAAACGTAGTCAAACTCAAAGTGCTGAGAAATCGTCTAAATAAAGGAGTAACACAATGTCAAATGAAGACGTTATCGCTTCTGTTGTCGAAAATCAAAACAATGGTGAACTCGAACAACCAGAAGTAGGGCAAGATGAAGGACAGATACAACAGGAGGATTCTTCAGAAGATTGGCAGTCTCAAGCTAAGTACTTCCAATCAGAAAAGGATAAACTCCATGTTGAAAATCAACAGCTTAAACAATATGAGAAAATTGGGAAATTTTTGGAATCACGTCCAGACTTGGTTCAAAACCTTATGTCAGAAGTGAGTGGTCAACCAAATACCCAACCAGAACGTATTGCATTAAGTGCTGATGAATTTGACCCTTGGGAAGCCTACAATGACCCATCATCAAAATCCTATCAATTTAGGATGCAAGAGATGCAGGAAACTATTAATAGTGCAGTTGGACAAGCTGTTGGTGGACTTAAAGCACAACAAGGAAGAACAACTCTTCGTGCTGATTTAGCCTCTAAAGGTTTAAATGAACATGAAGTAAATTCTTTTTTTGAATTTGCTGATAAACATCCATCTGAATATGGTTTGGACAATGTACTTAAAATGTGGCGTGCTGTATCTCAATCACCAGAAACTATTGCAGAAAGTCCGTTAGACAAAGTTCGTCAAACACAGGCTAATCCTACTTCGGCTGGTGTTCTTCAAGGGCAACAACCAAAGAGAAAGTCTGAAGACGAAAAAATATATGACGATGTGATAAATGCTGGTGGTTTTAGTAATAAGTTACCTTAACAATAACATCCCTACTTGAAGACCGAAAGGTAGTTGATAGAGGGAGAAACGGAGAAAAATCATGGCAAATAGTGCAAACACCATCCGTACTGGCTCACTGTCAAGTACTGGTGCTGCGACTACTATTGCAAATGCCCACAGCACTGATCATGGTGTTGCTGGTGACCAGCGTAGATTATACGACTGGGGTGATAGAGTTGCTGAATTATCGCCAGAAGAGTCTCCATTTTTTGTATATTTAAGTAAGGTTAGTAAAGTACCAACAACCGATCCTGTTTTTAGATTTTTAGAAAATCGTTCTAAAATCGACTGGACAACTAGGTCTTTTACTGCTGATTCCGCTTTAGGATCATTAACTGCTGGCACAAGTGGTCAAGTAGCTTTTGATGATAGTGGTTCTGCTGTAGATTATCTTATAAAGGGAATGGTTGTAGCTGTAGAAGTTGTTGATGGCAAATCACATGCAATTGTTAGGTTAGATTCAGTTAGTGTAGAAAGTACACAAACAACTTGCCAAGTAACTGTTTTAAGTCTTGGTAATTCAGGTGAATCTGGCTATGACG